GAGGAATTGAAAATTAAATCCCTGGAGCTTGGGATGAACCCATCTACTGGATGTCTCCTTGATATCTATGAGTCCAACGACAGGGTCTATGTCGACGGCAAATGGATCAAGGTCACTACTGACATGAGGGAAAAGATCACACGGGTAGTTGAGCTACTGAAGGCAGTAGAGAAATCGGTGAGCACATTCTCTCAAATGGACATCCTGGAAACACGGATGATGCTGGCATCAACAGTCGGTGAGGCGATGGCCATAGTTAATGCCGTCGCGGATAAAGACGTGTTCAAGATCGATCTTGGGCAATTACAGCTGGAAGACACGCAGAGTGATAAAGAGAAGAAGAAATGAGACCCATAACCAGAACAGAGCTCGATATTCTCTGTGCTGGTGGGTGCGCCCATCCGAATTGTAAGGAGAAACACCAGTCCCTGGATAATATGTATCCAAATCAACTCTGCCATCCAGGAAAGGGGGTTCAGGTACGCTACGCCCCCAGGGAGGGGTATCTCTACGTGGAGTGCAAACTCTGCGAAGCACCAATCATGATAGTTGAGGTCCGTGATCCAGTATAGACATTACGCGGTTAACAATATCATCCACCGGTATGGAATCCAGTGCTACGCATTTTAGTGCTTTGGCGCATGGCATCCCTGTCGGAAAATGATTTGGATGATCAGCATGAAAGAAACATGGCGCACAAGCAGCAACGCCGTCAAAAGCATAAGCCAGAGAAGTGGTCAATCGTAGTTGAGAAGGAAAGGGCCCATATAAGCCGATACAGGGAACATTCAAAGCAGAACACAGGTGAACCAAAGCGGAATCCGGCGAAACGCAAACATCGCACGTTGAAATTACTGCGGCGGATTGACGGAAACTTAATTTATGACCCATCAAGTTTGTGAGATTTGGGACCTCTTGTGTTAGTTCGATTTGACCAGGTTGGCCAATCAGAAATACCTGCGCTTTCTTGGCTAATGCCAACATTACCGCATCTGTCTTTGGATACGATCGGTATAATCCTGAAGCCAGGAACTGGATACCAACCCTTGGTAAATCCGTCAGTGGATATGTATCCCAAGCCCATTCTTTCTCTTCTGGCGTGACCCGATAATCGGGTTTTAAGTCTGTGAGGGTGATCCCGGCCCGGTGAGCAAACAACTGAGGCATACTCAGTTCTCGTGCTCTGGGATCACCCTCAACAGTGTCCTCAAATGCAATCAGGCTGTCGATCCTGGTCTGTTTATCATAAGGGATCGGCATCTTTTCAACAATTACCCCCAGACCATCAAACACATCATCATACTGCTCTCCGCAAGAGACATGAATCCAGATCTCGGGCCAGCGTTTCTTGAGCTCGCGGATGAGCGGTGTGAGCATGAGTAAATCACCAAACCCACCACCTCGCATCAGCCAGACATCCTTATTGTTCCAATCTTCAGATGGATCGAATTCATCAAACTCTATCGAATAGCTTTTAAGAAGCATCCGTAAAGCCCAGGTCTTGCCATCTATCTGAACTGGACAACGAGAGAGCAGCATCTGGCCAGTGAAAGCGTTGGTAGTGATGTATTCCTTTCCTGGCTCCAGTGATCGGCCGTTTAGTACAGGAACGGGAGCATCCAGGCCTTCAGGAATTTGTAAAATCTGCACGTGAGTAAAGATGCGTCTCGGTAGTTGGTCCTGTTGAAAATCTCAGCTTATAATTGTGATCTTTAAGCCAGTTGAGGATTTCATCTTTGTATGGGTTGCCTTCCCAGATCTCGATGGTCAATAATTCCGGCACACTACGCATCTTGGAAAGAACAGCCCATTCCATACCTTCACAATCCAGCGCCAGGACATCGATTTCCCCGTCGTCGATTTCATCAAAGGTAACCACTGGAACTGTATACCTGGCCATTGGAATCCTGTCCCTGGTTGGGGCCCAGGTTCCCTCAAGATACGATGAGCCATTGTTGTCCAGTAGAATCTGGCTTCCTTTTGTGAAGTCTATCGCATAAGGAAGACTAGGAACATTGAACTGAACCTGTGCAGTAGCAGCCAGTTTAGGATGCGGCTCTATCAGGAGCATATGCCGGCATTTCCCAATAAAGCCCCCAGCTACACTAATTTCCAATGGACCTACCGCACATTCACAGAATGTCCTGCACGGGAGTAATCCCATCCGATCAGCAATCCATGATAAATCGATTTTCCAAATCATGTGAATTTCCCATGCTTTTGAATCATATTGTCCAGCATCGATTGCAATTCGGGATGGAACGCATACCCGAATCTGTCCGGACCCACGTCATAACAAAACAACTTTCCGTTTCGATGCTCTGCTGGTACGAACTGGATGAATTCTTTCTGCAATATTACAATGGCATCGGCCCATCCACATAGCATGCTAATCGTGTCCGGGGTATTAGATTGAACACCGCAGGCCAATGCCTCGTGATTGTATTTATAGGTCAGTATGTATTTCAATCCCACTGACCTCACCTGCCCACCCTGGCAGATTGTTAATACCTTCATAGATAGGTGATTTCCACCAGTGTTTTCTCTTCGTTAAAATGATCGACGTGCCGTTGCCTTACTTCGAACTCAATGGAGTAAGGGTCGTCATCAGGAATCAGACGTAAATGCTTTATTGCGTCGAGGAGGGCTTTTGAACCACCTCCAAGGTTGTCCGCGTCACGTGGTCTAACAGTGAAGGCCGTAAAGCTAACATGAGCGCGTTCATAGCCTTTCGCTTTTCTCTGTGATGATTGATCCAGTGGCGTCCCATGAGCTCGTTCAGACTCGGGATTTTGTAATCCAGTGTAAGGGTTACTTTCAAGGAAGCTTTTGCTGGCACGGGGGAATAGCTTCCTTAATTCCTGTGGATCAGCCATGCTGCGGATGCCCTTGCTTGCTTAGCAAACTCGGTAGGATGATTGCACAACAGGAATAATCCATGATCCAGATCGTCATCTGAATATTCATCGTTCATGTGATTTTTCATTCCGATTTCGCTTAATGTTTGTTTTGATTGTTCCCCATATTGGGCTACTGCCTGCCTCTTGCTGGGTATTACACCATCCCTTGCGGCAGCTAACATACTAAGTGCTTCCCACATCTTCATTGGTTTGATAGAATCCTAATATTTGGTCGAGTACATGGTTTCTGACTGCTCTGATATGGCGGCATCGAAAGTGATCATAATTTGCTTTAACTTTTTTCCATTCCGGATAACGTCGGAAGGTAAAATCCTCACAGTTGCAATTTCCAAGCCCTTTATTGGCAATGAGGTCAATTGAGTAATGTATGGCCGGGCGGCTCCGGGACTGGCAGAGATAATGACCTCGCAATCCGAATTTTGTAATCTTATGGCCACAAAGTGTTCTTTCTTTTACGTCAGGCGTAGCTTGCCTCCAGTTTGATGTTTGCTCCCTGTGACATGCCGGCAGCACGCACCAGGGTTTCGAATGCTTCAATGAAATTTGGGTCGGAGATGTGGAATTCCAGATATTTCTCGATCGTCAGACTGATCGTCATACTGGTTTCTCCGGTTTCACGTAATGAATACGAACCGTACGAACGTAATGTCGAGCCCAGCATCTCTGCAACAAAATTCTCAATCTTTTTTCGGTCCCAGGACTTCTCGAACTTCACCGGCACTGGCCGGCGGTTCCGGATCGGTTGATCCGGCTCCAGAAGGCGGACGGAATACGAGTATCCGCACAGGGTTAATCCTGCATACCAGAAAATAGTCTGGATTGCCCAGATTGTCCTCCCTAACTTTCCAATGAAACGCCCCTGATCGTGTGGGTCTACTGCCAGGAGAAATAGAGCGGAGTTTGGCAGGTGATTTATCTCGGGATTGGGCGTCTTCTTAGCAATAACCGCAACGATGTGCTCCAGCAACGAGCGTAACTGCAAATATTGCGCAGGTTCGCGCTCTTGTACTGCGATCATTTCGGTTCGGGTCGGTAACCAAACCTGAATGTCAATAACACTACAATGAAGAACTACATACCTAAATGGCGAAAATTACCACGATCGATCAAGAAGGAATATGAGAAAGGTTCCACCATTTTTGATCTATCCGTGAAGTATAAAACGGACACGGCTTCGATGCGTACAGCCTTGCACGCTTTTGGTGCCAAAATGCGGCCACCGGGAGGCAGGAGACCAGGCAAGGCTGGCAAACAGAGAAAAATAACAGACGACGATCTTCTCCTGATAATGCGATGGGATGATGAGAATGTAAGCCACAGTGAAATCGCACGCAGGATCAGTGACAGAATCCACAAACCTTTCTCACGGGAAAGAGTTCGGCAACTCTGTCTCCAGGAGGGGCATGCTAAGAGACGAGATCGGATTATTCCGAAGATAGAACAGCTCAGGGCTCAGCGTCTTGTACGCCAACAAGCCAGATATGATCGAATCCGGTCGATCTCTGATGCTTGGAAATCTGGTGCGTCAATAGAAGAATTATCGATGGCGATGTTCGGTGAAAAAGTGAGCGAGAATCGGTCCATCAGTAAGATTTCTATGTTTAGGAAGACTTATGGCGTGGAGTTATTTCCATACAGAAGACCGATCCATTGGTCCAGGGGAAATATGCGCCAACGGGTTAAGCGTATCCGTGAAATGAGCAGGGTGTGGAACGAGACGGGGGATTACCATGTCATACAAAGGCAGTTCCATTACAAAACCTACAATTCAGCCGTTGCTGGAGTAAAAAGATATAGAGACATGTTCCCTCACATGTTTCCTCACAAAGACGAAATATTAAGACGAAAATTATCACAATGAAGAAGAAAAAGAAGAAACCCACACAACAACAGATGGAGCAACTCCACGAGGGGGCCAGGAAAGCACGGGAGGCTGTCAGTAAAATGTCCACCGCTGAACGCAAAATCTTACTGGATAAAGCAATGGCCAGAATTGAGGGATTTCATCCACGGATGGTAAAATTCCGCAATAGTAAAGGAGATATAATCCATATCCCATGCACCCACACAATCGAGGATTTGCTCGGTATGGGTATCAAGGAAATCAGGCTGGAGAGAAAGGGATCTTTCCTGCCTGATGGCTGGTATAAAAACAATTTTCCCCCAGAACATAAAACAACCAAAACACATAGAAAGGCAAAATGAAGACAGATAACGTAGTTAAATCATTGAAGAAATACGGACTCAGGGTCGAACCTTACAAGCGTCCACCGATCGGGGATGATGTGTTCGCCATGACGATTGCGCCACGCCATCGAGAAGGTGTGGTTCTCATGAATCATGGCAATGCCCGGATTCGAGTCCACGGCAGCAAGAAACTCAGGCAAGCAACAATAAGTGTCCACGAAGGTGGAAGAAAAGTTACCAGGCAGTGTAAAGCCTTCTTTAGCACTTCCATACCTTTAACAAAGCCAAGTCCTGATACCATGGAGCGGCTTCTCAAGAGGGAGTTCCGAGTCGTTATGCCCTCGAACTCGGAATGGACTGTTACGGACGTGAAAAGCGAAGTGGTAATAAATAGGCCAGGGTATAAGAAATGGCGTATCACAGGGAACGTGACCGCAGAGGTTAAGGAACCCACCACGAATCACTTCCTGATCGGTATGGATGAAACTCGCCACTTCATCTCTCCGATTTCCAGACATGCCAAATCGGTTCGTGGCGCACATCGGCTCCTGCGGACGAAAGGGGTACCATTTGGTGCACTCAGGCAAGGAGAATGGTTCTTCGTACCGTGTGATCCTGAAACCAGTAGGAGACTGGATACGATCGCTACTAAACAATCTGGTCGTATTCAAATCCGTCAGCTTGACTGGACAACACATGTGGCCAAATCCGCCATCGAGGCTTATGCGGACGACGCTGGATTGGAAGCTGGCTGGATCTACGCCCGTGGATATGTCACGGACAGACGCACTGGCCATCACAGATCTCTCTTCCTGGAGAAGTGGCACAAAGTGGTGAAGAACAAGGAAGCTGAAATCAAGGTCGCTTCCTTCCAAGAGGAAATAGCCCGTCGTCGGCAGCGGACATGGGACTAATCCTGTTCCTCCCAGAACAACTCAAACAACAAACAACGAACAACAAACAACCAATGAAGAACTTGCCAGATACAATAACAGTGACAATAAAGGAAATAGACCGGCAGTGCGCTGGGCACTTCCAGTACGGATCAGGTTGCCTTATCGCAACAGCACTGAAGAGAATGGGGTATAATCACGATACTCCTATTTCAGTCTGCCTGGACTACGTCGAGATCGGCGGGATACGATATAATCCCAACAAATCAATCGGGATACGTGCCCTGCATGCAATAAATGGTCGTGATCATTTTAGCATGCTAGCGGATGGAATCCACTACCGGGAGGGAGTGGTAGGAAAAGTCATTAAACTACAGAAGGAGGTGAAAGTGTGAAGGTAACAATACCAGTAAAACGAAAACACATCGATGGATGTCAAATGAGATCCGTTGATGATTGCGTTATGGCGCGTGCCATGACCGATGCATTACCGTTGGCATCTGAGGTCACTGTTGGAGTATCAGTGGCCCATCTATGGGAGATGAATGGTCGGTTGGAAACTATCCGACTTCCCGAGGAAGTAAGTGCGTTTATCCACAGGATGGTTTTAACCGTTCCTGAAGGCAGACACGCGATCGAGGAGTGTAGCTTCGAAGTCGAAATTCCTGATAAGTTCTGCGCCAAAGAACCGGTCAGGACAGTGGAGGATGTACAGGTCCTCGATGGAGAACTACAAGTGGTAGTTAAACAGGAGGAAGAGCCAGTACCGGCTTAAACATGAAAGTAACAATAAATGTTAGTAAGTACCATATCAGGGAAGGTGATCCACGATACAGTTCTTGCTGTATCGTTCAGAAGGCAATTAGGGATGCCATACCATTGGCATTAGAAGTTGGTGTTTCAATAGACCACTACGCACTGAGATCTTTCGATGGCGAGTGGACCCGACTCTATCTTCCAAGAGAGGTAGAGAAATTCATCTGGATGACACTTGATTATAACTATCTTCCATCACGATTCAGATGGCTTGTCTTAAGGCCATTCTCGTTTGAACTGGATGTGCCTGATCAGTTCGTAGCCAAAGAACCGGTCAGGCCAGCTAAACAGGAGGAGGTGATACAATGTGTTACATCGTAGCATCAGGACCTGGTGGAGCTGGGTATGACTTCCCGGTAGGGAAAATCCCTTACAAGTTCGCAAAGGGTAACTGGATGCAAGTAAACAAAGGAACTTACAAGCTAAAGTGCTTACATCCAGATGGGAGGTCGGATACCTATCTACTGGGACCGGGTCAGAGGATAGTGGCTGACGAGGAGGCCACATTTGAGATCCTGGAGCGGTATCCAGATGAGATGCCTATGCCGCAACCGCAACCACAACCAGAGGAGGAACTGATAGGATCATGAAAGTAACAATACCAATAACCACACAGCACATCTGGAAAGCTAACATGACTTCAACAACATGTTGTGCTGTTGCTAGGGCAATACAGGACGCTATTCCTGAAGCACGGGAAGTCAACATCGGGGTATGGGATGGTAATTTCACTGACCCAGAGTACATGGGAATTGTGATGTTCAAAATTCCGGAACCGATTGCGCTATTCATACGCCGAATGATTCGGACTCCCCGAATATTGAGACCGCTCTTTTTCAGGAAGCGATCATTCGAGTTGGATATTCCGGATTGGTTCAGTCATGAAGAGAAGGTTAAGCCGCGACTTCGATTTTCTCTTCTGGCACGGATATTAGCCCGAGCTGAATTGCTCGGATTACCTGGAATTCTTCGCAATCGAGCAAGTGGTCGTCCTGATGCAGCTCTTTCCAGATCTGCTCCCAGCGACCAGTACGCTTGCTCTGAACGGCCACCTTCATCCGGCTAGTCATATGTCTCTGGTATTTATCAGAGACATCGATCGAGATATGCCAGATTGGTGGTTGATGGAATCTGAGTGAGGAAATTAGGTCCATGGCACCGTTGACCGAAAACTTAATGTACCGGACCCGGTCAAGTGTCCTGGATTCCCAAGCCGTTCCCAAATGTGGATCTCGGAGTTGCACTGTCGAGAATATCCTCTCGATCCGAGTCCCATTTGGGAAACGGTGCCAGAAACTTTTCGTATCACTTCCCCAGATTCCACGCCAGCCGTGCTCCAGGATAAGCCGGCCGGTCTGGTTCGGTCTGTGAGCAAGGTCGACCAGGACATTCTCTCCGTCGATCTTGTTCTCCTTTTGCAGTTGTTCCAGATGTTCGACTGATTCGACCTTATCTGCGAATAGCAACCAGCTTTCGCCATTAGGTCGCTCTTTAGAAGGGGCCATCCAGCGCCGTACTACGGCCCAGAAATGGTTTTCTTGAACGTCTATGGTCAAGATAGCCACGGAAGCCTCCGGCACGTCCTGGAGGCGGTAGGGCTCTGGCCTGATGTCCTCCTGATCGAACATCCTTTCTGAATCCCATGTCTCAGCGAGCCATGAATTGATGAAATTCTGGCGTCCAGACAGGATTCCCTTGGCCTTGATCCATTGAGCGGCAATTGCACCCAGTGAGGTCTTCCGCCCAAGGATCGAATAGAGGCTTGAGAGGTGATATCCATAATCACCAGCCTCTGCCAGAGTGTTGGTGGCATTCCAGACCCCAGCGTTTATTATGGATGGACGCTCGAAATCCTGGATCTCGCCACCGCACTCCTGGCAGCGGTAGTATGCATTGGCACTGACTTTATTTAGATCCCACTCCCCATCAGTTTTCGCTTCATCTTCACTTTCCCTCCACCACCGCAACCCGCATAATCCGTGGGTTTCGGTTTTAACCCTAAACTTGAGCGTAATGCTCTTAGAACACCTCGGACATGGAACCCAAAAATAACGTTGATCAGACTTCAGGAACGCCGGCCAAATCATCCGCTCCGCAGTGGTTGGAGTTGAAGCTTTCACCACGAGCGGAAATGGGAATGTTTTTGTTCGCTCCTCAGCAAGATCTAAAGCAGCTGCTTCGTATTTCGATTGGTCCCCATACTTATCGCACTCATCCATCACCAGGATTCCGCATGGAAATGACGCTAGATTCGCAGGGCTGTTGGAACCTACGAATTTCAGAAACATCGTCAGAAAGTGCTGCTCCATGAAAGCGAACAGGTGGCGATCGATCTCGTTCTTGGTAGTGCGGGGCAATAAGCTCCGTGCATACTCACAGGCCTGAACAAATTTCATCCACCGAGCTTTACTGAAGGAATTAGCCAATTCCCGGTTTGGAAATACCCACATGGTATCCTGGGCGTCCCGGACCAATCGGTAAAGCATCCCAATGATGGTGAGAGTGGTTTTCGCGGACTGTGACGCGAAACAGAGGGTCAGACTCTTCGTCCGACGATCCCCGAAGCGTTCGAGGATCTCCCGACCATATGGAGTCATCTTTAGGTTTAGCCGGCCTCGTATGGCTCCGGTCGGGACCTCTACATTCTTTTCAGCCCAGCTGCATACGGATTCCTTAGTCGGTGGCTTTAAGATCCGGAATAGGAAACTCCGGAATAGCGCTTGTGTATCAGGCATCAGGCAAATGCCTTCTGGGCATCCTCAATGATGGCTGCGCATTCCTGCTCCAGGATATCCAGTGCCCAGGCTGGATCTGTAGGGTTGAGTTTAGCGCTTATGTTTTGAGGAAGAGCGTTAAGTCGTTGAAGGATAATCTCGTATCCCTTCCTGGCTTCAGCCTGGGCTTCAGTTAATGGGATCAGTACCTTCTGCCTCTCTTGTTCCTCGCGGATCATGGATTCAGCTTTCACATTGGCTTCGACCGATCGTGTGTAAAGCGATAGCCATGCACCGATCTTCTGTGCTTTCCCTTCAACCAATGCTTCTCGTAAAAGTCTCCAGGCTTGCCGAACAGCTTCTTTGGAGCCGAGTAGCATATCATCCCCGATGTCCTCAAGGATATGACCATTTGGTCCTGTTTTGGCAGGTCGTGAATCATCACTGTAATCCCGGGAACCGGGTGGACCTGAATGACTCGAACGCTGTCGACGGGCTTCGCGCCACATCCTGGCGTGCTCCAGGGAATCTGTTGGGCAGCCCTTCTTTACCTGGGTATGGACGTACTGAGGCGTGCAGCCCCAGTCACGAGCAATATCGGACTTCTTGACCATTCGGGTAGGTTCGGATACCCAAACAGCTGATTGTCAATTTATGAAAAAGAAATTACGCGAATACATAGATGAAGAAGGAAGACGACAAATCACAATGGCCGAATCAGAAAAACCAGAGGATGAGCTTTGTGATTTCTGCAGTAATATACGTAAACCATTCAAGGTTTATCCATGCAAGGACTTTGAGACCCTTCCTGGGGTAATCTCTCGTGGTGAATGGAATGCCTGTTCGAAGTGTGCAGAATTAATTGACGCCG